CTGCACGCCGACAAAAACATCAACATCAACGCCGGGGAAAACCTCAACATCCGCGCGGGCAACATCCACGTGGAGAGCCAAAACACCACCAAGATCACCAGCGTGAACGACTTCACCCTGTTCAGCGGCACCAAGATCGGCGTGCTGAGCGATGGTGTCATAGCCCTGCAGAGCGATCGCGGCGGCTGGAAGTGCGACAAAAGACTGGCCCTACGGGCCAATCGCATCGATCTCAACAGCGGACCCGTGCCAGAATCAGTCACGGAACCCAAGCCCATACAAGAATTCGCCCTGGACGACACCAAGTTCGTGGATGGGTCGGGCTGGCAAGTGGAACCCGGGACCCTGGACACCATAGTGCCCCGGGCTCCCACGCATGAGCCTTACCCTTATCACAATCGCGGAGTGCCGGTAGAAGTCAGTGTGGTTTCTCAACCTCCTCAACCGCCCACTCCCGCGGTGGCCGCCACGCTGGCGTCGGCCGCTGGTTTGCCAGTGGCGCCGCCCACGGTGTCTGGCGCCCTGGCCACCGCAGCACCAGCAGCAGCAGGAGCGGTATCCGCGGCCACTGCCGCGGCACAGACAGTCACAGCCGCGGTCAACACTGTGGTGGCACCACTGTCAGCGGGCGTACCTCCCGGCGTGGCCGCGGCCATCAACAGCGCGCAGGTGCTGGCCACCAAGGCGGCCGATGTCAAGATAGGCAATCTCGGCCGCGCCGACGTCACTGGACTCTTGGCCCAGGCCAAGAGCGCGGTGGGACAGGCCACCGACGCCATCAGCGTGGACAAAGGCATCGGTGAATTCGGTCTCAAACCAGTGCAGTTGGAAGCGGCCGGATTCATCAAGCCCGGTACCCTGGCCACGTTGCAGTCGCTGCCAGTGCCGGCACCCACGTCCGCAGACATCAGCGAAGCCGATCGCATCAATCGCGAAGGCGGGGACATCACTCCCGAACAAGTGGCCAGCAATCGCAAGATCAACTCGGCCCTGAGCTCACCGCTGTCCTGGACCGGGAAATCTGGTGTCACGGATCTTTCTGGCCTGCTGGGCAATGAAAAACTGCAGTCCGCGGCACAGCAAGGCCTCATGGCCAGCAGCCTGGAAGGACTCAAGAACTCTGGCCTGGCCACGGGCCTCGAATCCGCCAAAAATCTCAGCGGCCTGGTGCAATCCGCCACCACGCTGGGTGTGGGAGCATTGGACAGCGTGGTCAAGAACCTGGCGCCGCCCGGCATCGCGGCCGCCGTGGGGGCGGCCATCAAGGGCGCGCAATTCAGCACGGCTTTCTTGGAACAGAAACTGGGCGACCTGGGAGGTTTCGCCCGACAGGCACGGGCCGCGGTGGAGACCGTGGATCGCGCGGCAGTGGATCAGGGCGTGGGTACCGTGCTGGGCGACGCTAAGATACCGGTGCCCGAGTTCCGTCCCGCGGAACGCCAGCCCGAAGATCCCGTGGTGCTCGGTATCAGCGACGAGGCCAAGGCCGTGGTGCTGGAAGCATCAGAATTCTTGGACTCAGTCAAGACTCTCGCGGACGAAGCCATACAACAATCCATCGTGTTGGATTCACAGCAGCCTCTCACCGAAGCGCAGATCGTCGAGTTCGAAGCACAGCGAGATCGATGGCGTGCGCGGTTCAACAACTCTTGGAAATCAGTGTACATACCTCGCCTGGCAGAACTAGAGACCGGTCGATTTGATCCAGTGCGCGATTATGTCAACTCTGCCCTGGCATCTATCAATCGATTGACGAAATTGCTGAGAGATATCAGTGTTTCGCAACGATTACTGATAGAACAATGGCGCGCCAACGCCGCGGGAGGGTCATAAATATATCATGCCTACGTTCATAGGATTCAACACCCAGGGACAGAACAAGAAATTCACGCTCACGGATTTTGAGCTGATCAAACGCGATTTGGCCAACGCGTTCAACATACGCCAGGGCGAGCTGCCCGGGCGTCCAGGATATGGCAGCAACCTCTGGGCTTATCTGTTCGAAAACCAGACCACTACCAACACCCAGCTGATCCTGCAGGAGCTGTCTAGGATCGTTTCGGGTGATCCACGCATACGGTTGGTGGACACCCAGTTGTACCCCCAGGAAAACGGGCTACGGGTAGAGCTGGATGTGCAGGTGGTGCCCAGCACCACCGCCGAGCGGCTGTCGGTGTTCTTCGACACTTCAAGCCAGCAGGCTTCGTTGTCGTAAATCACAGCAGTTTTCCAGCGATAAATAATCAGGAAGACATACCACCATGGCCAAGACCGCACGACAGACAGCTATATTCGGAGTAGAAGACTGGAAGAGGCTCTATCAGACTTTCCGCGAAGCCGACTTCCAATCCTACGATTTCGAGACCCTGCGCAAGAGTTTCATAGACTATCTCAGGCTCTACTATCCAGAGACTTTCAATGACTACATCGAGAGCTCGGAATTCATAGCCCTGCTAGACGTCATGGCGTTCATGGGACAGGCCCTGGCCTTCCGCAACGATCTCAACACGCGCGAAAATTTCATAGACACCGCCGAGCGGCGTGATTCCGTGGTGCGCCTGGCCAACCTCGTGAGCTATACTCCCAAGCGCAACTCGCCAGCGCAGGGTTTTCTCAAGGTATTTTCCGTCAGCACCACGGAAAACATCACTGACTTCAATGGCATAAATCTCACCAACGTGTTGGTGGACTGGAACGACCCTACCAATCCCAACTGGTTTGAGCAGTTCGTGCTGATCATGAACTCGGCCATGGTCAGTAGCCAGAAATTCGGCCGCCCAGCCAACCGCCAGAACATACTGGGTGTCAGGACCGATGAGTACGCCATAAACCTCATACCAGGTTTTTTGCCGGTGATACCCTACAATACCACGGTGGACGGCGTCAACATGCCGTTCGAAGCGGTCAGCGCCACTTCCATAGGCCGCGATTACGTGTATGAACCGGCACCGAGGCCATCGGGCATATTCAGCATCCTGTATCGCAACGATCAGCTGGGATTTGGTAGTCCCAACACTGGGTTCTCACTGCTGTTCAAGCAAGGATCCCTGCAGAACCAAGATTTTAATCTGGCCGAAGCCTTGCCCAATCGCACAGTGAATATCAACATCGAAGGTTCCAACCAAGAGGATCATTGGCTTTACCAGCTGGATGATGTAGGCACCGTGGCCTCGGAATGGCAGTTCACTGAGAACATCTACAGCGCGGCCGTGGAGCAGCTGGAACCCAATCAGCGCAAATTCTACAGCATAACTTCGCGCCTGAATGATCAGATCACTCTGACGTTTGGCGATGGTGTGTTCGCCGAGATACCGGTGGGCTTGTTCCGCGCTTACGTCAGGGCCAGCAACGGACTCAGGTACATCATCAATCCCGAAGAGATGCAGAGCGTGAACCTGCAGATATCCTACGTGAGCCGCACCGGACGATTAGAGACCCTGACCCTGATCGCGGGCATCACCGAGCCAGTGAGCAACGCCCAGTCCCGGGAGACCTTGGCCGAGATCAAAGAACGCGCTCCCGCCCGTTATTACACGCAGGATCGCATGGTGAATGGAGAGGATTACAACAACTTCCCGTTCACAGAATTCAACAGCATCATCAAGAGCAAGGCCGTGGTGCGCAGCGCCATCGGGGCCAGCCGGTTCCTGGAGCTGACTGACGTCACTGGCAAGTATTCAAGCACCAACATTTACGCCTCTGATGGTGCGCTGTGGGAAGAAGATGGCGAGACCAACCTCAGTTTCGAATGGCTGGATCGCAATGATATACTGGATGCCATAAACAACACCATCGAACCAGTGCTGGTGGGCAGATCGGTGCAGCAGTTCTACTACAAAAATTTCCCGAGGCCGGCCTTGGGCGTGCTGAATCTGACATGGAACCAGAGCACATCCAGGGTCAACGAGACCACGGGATACTTTTACACTGGATCACCCAACAACCCCACCCCAGTGGGACCTTTCACCACCAGCAACGCAAAATACATCACTCCCGGTGCCTTGGTGAGATTCCGCGCGCCCCTCGGTTCCTACTTTGACGCCAACAATCGCCTGCAGCCCGGTGTGCCCATGCGCGCCGATGAAAAAAGCGAGATATGGGCGGCCCCACAGCGCGTGATAGTGGATGGCACCGCACAAGGCCTGGGCGATCTGCCGGATGGCACCGGTCCGGTCATCATCAACAATTTCGTGCCATCGGGAGCCTTGGCCGATGTGGTGATACCCAGGTTCGTGACCGATCTGCCCGTGAGCCTGGAACAGACCATGATACAACAGATCGAGCTGGCCAGGAACTTTGGTCTGGGTTACGACAACTTCAATGCTGCGTGGTACCTCATAACCAGCACCAATCTCGCCGCAGACGCGCCGTTCAGCTTGGCCAACGCCAGATCACAGTCGGGCACCAATCAAGACGCGTCCTGATTGGTGCCCGACAACGGTTCCGCTTACACGGTGATAGCTCGTGGTGTTGATTACGTGTTTGGCAGCGTGATAGAGACGAGGTTCTTCTTCGATGGTGATCAGCTGGTGTATGATGGACGCACTGGATCAGTGATACGGGATTTCATCAACGTGCTCAAGGTCAATAGCCGGCCCGACAGCAACTCGCCCCTGCCATCGGACATCATCATGGAAATCACTGCCCAGCCCACGCAGAGCGACGGCCTGGTGAATGATTAC